ACCCCAGTTATCAAGCTGCTCAAGGTTTGGCCCTACAATGTCAGCCATAACTAAGCTGCCGTAATGTCAATACCTGATGCAGCAATCTTAAAGATGTCACCGTCAGCGATAGTTTTTGATGTGGTTAACGCAGAGTGGAAAAGAAGGTTGCCACTCGTTGCTGCATCCCATAGGCCGATATGAGTAATCGTTCCAAAATCACCGCCAGAAGCAGCAGGAAACTCAACGGCACCACTATTAGAAGCAGTGCCAGATGAAGCAGCACCGAAAGAGATGGTTTGACGAGCATATCCATTCCCGCTTACTTCTGTGCCCGTTCCAGCATCTGTGGGGTCGGCAGTGTGCAGTGCAACATAAACATTAGTTGGAGAAGACGTACTAGACGTTCCAAGAAAGTGGTCGAGAAACTTGTTCTCAAGGTAATCGCTCATTGCGCTCATGTCAGTTCTCCGTAATCAGATTTCATTTGAAGTGCAGAGCCAGCTTGCTTGCTCCGCTCTTCTTCGCGCTTAACTTCATCAATAGCCCGTGTAAACAACTGTTCATACACAGTGGTTTTCTGGTCGTCCATCAAATATACACTAGCCGCAGCCAAAGAACCATAAAGATATGCGTCTGGATGACGAGTTAGTATCTCATTGGTAGTATTGCTGTCAGAAAGGTCTGGCACACCCTCTTGGTACACAATTTCTGCCGTGTACGATGAGTCAGGCTCTGGAGCAAACTTAATCTCACCGCCGATAATAGTATACGCACGAGGCTTACCTTGTGCATTGCTTGCATACAACTCATCCAGCTTCGCTGGTGTGTAATACTCAAGAACCTCTTTGGGAGATGTGTTTAGCTTAACCAAGCGTATAGAACGCAGGTCTGTTGGCAAAGAGACGTATGCGTCACCACCCACAAGAGTCGCCGTAGCCCTCTTCTCCTGACTACGAGCGTTCATCTCACGAGACATGCGAGACTCTGCAAGAGATATAAAATCTGGAATTTGCGTGGTCAAATCATCACGAGCCAAAAAGTTGGCAATAGATGTTTTTAGCTCAGAATAATTTGTGATAGCCATTATACGTTGCCGCCGCCAGTTCTAAAGAACCTGTTGTCATAATCATTCAGCCACTTCTTCCAAGCCTTCGGATTATGCTTTGGTTCACCCAATTCTTTAATAAGCTGATGATACAGAGCCGAAGGTATTTCCGCAACCTTCTGATGGTGTTTTTGTGTATTACCAATCAGAGAGTCTTGCCTATAGCTGTTTCTCTCTTCCCTGTTACGAGAAAGCATAGCGTCTACGTTCTGCTTACTCTCGTAAATAATCTTGCCATCTTCGTTAAAATGCGCCCACGTTTCCTTACCAGAAAGAGGGTCAGACGTAACAAGTCTCTTCTTCATCTTTCTCCCCAAAAGTAATGGGGGTAGCCGAAGCTACCCCCTAAAGACTTACGACAGGTTGTAAACCGCACCGTGAGCTTTTGGTGCAGATACCTTCAGAGTAAATTCCGTAATGATTTGGAACTTCTCTGAGTCACCCGTTTTAGCCAAATCGTCAACCGTGAAGTTACGGTTGGGAAGTGTGCAGATGCTTGCGTAGTCACTGTCGAGCAGATACACGCGGTCATCTGAGGCAAAACGGTCAATGACCACATCAAGCTGCCCATAGTCGCTGAGATACAGCGAAACCGACCCAACAATAGCTGCCTCACGAGGAGCAGTATAGTTGATTTGGTTGGTAGCAACTGAACCACTGTTCAGGTCGCTAAAGGAAGCCTTCTTAGCAGGAGAAACAACGAGCATGTTCGGCTGACCACCATCGGTGTAGGCAGCTTGCATAGCAGCGTCAATCATTGCAAGAGTCATAGTGCGATTCGTGCCATCCATAGCAGGAACGTGCGTGCCAGTGCCAACGCCTGCATTGAAAGCAGTTTCGTCACTAGCGATAGACACGTTGGTAATCCAGCTTGACAGAGTACCAGCTTTACGCGGGTCAGATGCGCTACGAGCCGTATCTGAGTTCAGATACTTTTCTATATCGCGCCGCAACTCAAGTCCTTTAAGAACTTTTTGGTATGCGACTTCCGCATCACGCCCCGCCTTATCAACAGCGTCCAGAGTGCCAGAAACTTGTGCATCTTTCTGTGAAATTTGCATGTAGTTTCCGAGGCGAGTCGTAGCTGTCGGGGTTGCGTATGCTGCATCAGCACCTTCGTTTTGGTAGTTGGTTGCTACGGCAGCAGCCAATTCTTGTACTTGCCACTCGACAAATACACCGTTACCAGTTTCTTTCCGCAGAGCAGAAAAAATTGGAGTTTCATCTGGGTCGATGCGAGTGATTACATCACTCAGGTCTTCCCGTTCGCCAACTGCGTTGGCTGTAGTAAATTGTGCCATTTTAAGACCTCATTCTCTCTAATAGTACGGCGACAGCATCTTCTTTGCTGCCAGATTTATTTAGGCGTTCAAGTGCCTGTTTCTTACGATTAGCATTAGCTTGAGCTTTGGTCGTTGGTTTGCCTGACTTAGTGACCTTCGGGGCTTTCTTTACTTTCTTCTCAGCTACTGGCTTTTTAGCCATCAACTCATCGTAAAGATACGCCTTGCGAATAGCCAAGACACCGCGAGAGTCTGCAATGTTAGAAACCTCTTGTTCCGAAAAACCAAGCACACGCTGGGCATATGAAACAATCTGTTGCTTCTCTTTTGCTGCAACGTCAGGGTCTTTCCAATCTGGCAGAGCTTCAAGAAGTTTCTCTTGCTCTTTTGCCAAATATTCTTGGTGCTGTACCACCAACTCTTGCTGACGTTCTTCCTGTACACGCTCTTGTTCAGCTTTTACTTTTTCCATCGCTTCCTTACGGTCACGATAAGCCTCACGTTGACGCATATACTCCATCGGGTCTTCACTGTAGAGATTGTCCCAATACTCTTTGGGCTGCTCTTCAGTGGAGCTTAAATGGCCTTCTAACGATTGCAAAGCCTGAGCATACTGCTCTCGTTGCTGCGCTAGGGCGGCTACCTCTGCTTCTGAGTTCTTGCGAATCTCAGCAGCTTCTTGCATCCGCTTTTGTGCAGCCTGTTCCAACTGATAAGATTTGACAAGTTCGTCAGCAGTGACGTTCTTCTCTTCACCATCAATCTTCACAGTGTAGTATTCTGTCTCGTCTTCGACTTCTTCAATCTCAGATACGTCAACGTCATACTCTTCATCATCCTCATAATCCCCATCAGCTTCGGATAGCTCTTGCGCGTCCTCAACCTCAAATTCATCTTCAGATGTCGCCTCAGTTTCTTCGACCTCAACGGCCTCTTCAACTTCGGCTACAGGCTCTTGAGCATCTCCGCTTGCCTCTTCAGGGGCGTTGGTGTTCAAGAGAAGGTCAACAGCTTGACCCTTACTAAGTGACTCTCCAGTTCCTAACAGGGTGCTGGGTTCATCGCTCATTTCGTTTCTCCTCTATAAATCTTTAAGAGCCTAGCTCTATCTTTGCTAAGTTGCCTGTCTCGACAACCTCATTCAAATGGCCTTGCACCACCATTAGTGCTTGGTACATCTGAAATAGCGTTTCTCGTTCATCAGTAGATGACGAGGGATTTTTCCAAGCGTCCAAGTAAGTCTCCTCTAACTTACTAAACGCCTCCAAGATAAGAGGGTCACGAAGCAATGCTTTTGCGCGCTCACCCCTATCTTGCTCCCCCCTTAGTTTCCCTTCATTCATTCACATCTCCTTGTTGCAAAAATATCACACAATGCTTTTTACGCAAGATATTTTATACACGGGGTAGATTTATTGATGTTTCTATGCCAGAGCGCACTTTTTCTGTACGAAGCTGCATTTCAAATTCAAGCTCTTGGCGACGAAGTTCAAGTTCAGCAGCCATCTTCTCGCGTTTAAGTTGAAACTCCATCTCCATCTTCTGTTGCTCCATCTGCAACTCAGCTTGCATTTTTTGCATTTCAACAGCAACAGCAGGGTCTTGCTGCGGCCCAGCCTGTTGAGCAGCTTGCGCCTGTTGCATAAGTGTGGCCTCAATCTGTTCGGCAGGTGCAAAAAACTGAGAAGCATCCTTGAAGCCAGAAAGTTCTGCAATCTTGGCAAGCGTATTGCGATACTGAGATAAGCTAACCATTGGGTTGTTCAACCCCATTTGCATAAGAACTTGCTCTTGTTTTTGAGCAATCTGAGACAAGAAGGCAACCTGCTGGTCACGCTGCGCCGTGCCCAAGCCTACATTGATTTGTACATCATAGGCACTTTCCCACTCACGGGGGTTCATGGGCACAAACTGATTACGCAAACGAATAATTTTTTCTTTGTTCTGATACTTCGTAACTAGATGCAAAATGCCACGGAAAAGACTACGCACACCAGTTTCTGCAAATACACGGGCAATCATTTCAATCTTGCCCTGCGAAGCAGCTTGCATGGCGGCAACAGCAGTAGCCGTTGTTGATTGCAAAGCATCTGCATCCAAGCCCATTGATTGCTTGCTAATACCTGTACGCTGCTCACGAACACTGTCCATATAGTTCAACGCAGGAAATACAGATGAAGATACCTCTGGAACCTGTAATGGCTGAACAGCACCAGCAGTGCGGGTTCTAACTATCCCGCCTGGCCTGTTAGTAAGTAGGTCGTCTAGGTTTACCTGACCCTCAACAGCAACAACACGAGCGTTATTTGTGTTGTAAATATTATCAAGCAACTGACGCATAAGCGTAGACTTGATAAGCTGCACATCCATGACAAGCTCTGCTACAGAGCGACCAATGGCTCTGTGCGGCATAAGAATCGGAGACAGGACAGCAAACGGTATATGGTCAAACTCTTCATTCTCAAGAATGTGATATCCATTGCCTACAGTAAGAACCCTGCGGAACTCAGCAACACCATCACCATCATAGTCGGAGCGAATATAACATTCGGTCACAAGAACGTGACGCATGGTCGGGTCGTTGCTATCAGTGGCTGAGTTTGACTCTAGGTCTTCAAAGCGAGATGTGCGCTCTTCAGAAATATCTAGGTCTGTGTAACCAGCATACTGTTCAATCTCATCACGGTCATAGCCCATCGACACAAGGTCGCTGACAGTCATAGCTGAACGGTGTGCAACAAAACTGGCATCCTCAAGAGACTTAGCTCTGTTGCCAATCAAAAACTCTTCTGGCGGTATGTTTTCAATACGCACACTGCCAGTGTTTTTTGTGCGCTTGATTTTTACATCATAGATAACAGGGGCAGGGATAACGATACCCTCTGGTGTCTCTAGGTCTTCACCGATGGTGCGCTCATCCTGACTAACAACCTCAACCTCTGGGTCTGAAACCAAGATGGTTAGCTCGTCCATGTTAAGACCTTCGTACTCCTCTGTCTCAACATCTACGATTTCATCCCAATAGAACTTCACAACACCAAGTTTCAGGATAAGAGAATCCTTGAACCAGTTGTGCATGATTTCAAAACCGCGATTGTCATTGTTAATAATCCAGTTGCAGTAGTCACTGGCTTGCTCGGCAATGGCAACATCTTCGGGGCCGTGTGGAACGAAACGCACATAGTCATCAGACTGCGTAAAAATACGCATGAGAGATGGCATGATGTGTTCAATGGTGTCGGATACTTCTGTGCTAACGACTTGAGAGCGGTCAGTCTGCTCATTGCCAAATGGCTCACCCAGATAGTAGTCCATCGCATCAATACGGTCTTGCGAGTATTCCGTATCGTAATGTCCTAGTGCCTGTTCAATCTCATTGCGAACAATCGCCTGAAACTCAATGTCGTTCATTTTAGCCATGACTATGCCTTCTTAGATACTTTGGCTTTTTTGCTCTTCGGTTTTGATTTTGGTTTTTGCTCTTCGGTTTTGATTTTGGTTTAGGCTCTGACTTAACCTTTGGTTTTGTCTCAACAACAGGCTCAACCTGCAAGGGCTTGCGGCAGGACTTACAGTTTCCATGATAACCATTAGGGTTTGGGTATCCGCAGTGTGGGCAAATCATTTGTCTGTCTTTCTCTGTTTGCGTGGGCGACCACGTTTTTTCGGAGCGGCCTCTTCAGCAGCTTTTTGAGCTTTCAGTGCAGCCTCTTTCTCAGCAGCACGATTCCTTGTGTAAATAGTAACATACATTAAGAACGCTTCCTTGCTTTCTTCTTAGCAGTTTCAGAAAGGTCTGCATAGTGATAGAGCTTTTTGCTTGATGCAGTATGTCGCGCCCCACTGTGAAGCTCTCCATTCGGCATCTTGTGCATACCACCAGTATGACGAGTGCCATCTCGAAAATAGTGTGCGACTCCCTTAGCCATCACGCTCTCCGCTTTCTTGTAGTTTTTCTTGCTACTTTTTTATTCTTTTTCTTATCTTTATTTTTAGAGTTGCTAGTTTTGTACATATAACCTGCCATTTTAAACTCCTACCACTTCACTTTGTGTGACCAATATTTTGCACTCAGCTTGCTTGTAGGCTTACCTTGTGCATTGTGACGAGCATAATAGCTCTTTCTACGCGCTTTTTCTTTTGCTGTCTTCGGATTTTTACCAGCACCCTTCACACCCTGCTGACCAAAACGTATTAGGCGAACTTTGTCGCCTTCCTTTGCCAGCACAGCATGGCTCTTTTTGGGATGCTTCGGAGTACGCTTCGGTTTGTTGTAACCAGCAAAACGCTCACCACGGTAAACAATAGCCATTATTTTTTTGTCCTATCGTATTTTATTGCTGAATCAGGAACCTTGCCATAATCGCTTTGTTTTTTATACATCTGATACAAATTCATAATTGTCTTATAGTTTTCTTCTGGTATGCCAAAGTCGCCATACATTTCCTGAAGCTCTCCAGACTCAAGCATAGGAATATATTTTTCGTAAGCCTCATCTTCTGAGAGTATTTTTCCTGTTTCCCTATCATAAGAGGGAACTTCATAAAATTTACCTTTGTAGGGCAGACCTCTGCTAAATACAGTGGTGGTTACTGGCTCCCCCATATCGTTCAAATGACGCAAGGCCATGCCTTTAGATACAGTGTCGTTGTGGTAGTCATGTATAAACTGCAAGTACGGCAGGGTTGCACCTAAAATCTCGTTTGTATTGAGCCTAGCCATCAGCGAATCCTCATGTGGTGTTTCGGGCCGAGTTTTTTGCGAATGTGCAGACCACGTTTTTTGTGTCTACGGCGCGTAGGTGTGCGCGGCTCAAAAACTACCACTGTTTTCTTAGCCATCAGGCTTCCCCGTAAATTCCATCTTCTGTCACTCTGATAGAGCTTATAATCTGCAAATACTCTTCAGGAGACATTTCTGCCATTTGACCACAATAGGCTGACGCAAGCAAGGTCAGGTTCAAAAGGTCATCCCACTCGACCCCCGAATCACTCAACTCTTCAAGTAGCGTAACGATGGCTTCAAACTCTTCGCCACCCATTTCGATGTACTCATCCATCACACCACCCACTTTGCTGAACCATAATTTAGCGGCCTGTTCCATTTGTGTGCGCCGCCACTCTTGGCAATGCTAGCACGAGTTGCAAACGTCAGGCAAAAACTGTCTGCAAGGTCGGGAGAGTTTAGCCCACGCCTTTTCATCTCATCTTTGCTTTCAACCTTCAGTTTACCATTTGACGTAAACTTGAATCGTGGCTTTGACAAGTCATCAATCAATTCGTCTTGTTTTGGTATTGTACACTCACGGGCTTCAAACCACTCTTTTGCGAGAAACCACAACTCATCGCGTAAGCGTCCGTATCTGTCACCCATTGCGGGGGACTCAGCGACGTTAATCCCACGCACAGGTAAATCAAGTTCCATGAGGCGGTCAACAACACCAGCACCAAGACCGATACTGTCAACAAGTATTTCGGATGGCCTATCACTCCACCTAGTCGTTTCATATTCATTCAGTATAATCCCACATATCTCCATTAGGTCTTTGTTGCGCCATGTCTTGACTGGCTCAGTCACGACATTCCCTTTACGCTTGCACAGGGCAGTTTTATCGGTGCCAAAACGCGCAACGTCCAAGCCCCAAACAACTGTCGTTGTTTCTGCGGCCTCTTGTTCACGCTCTGAGGCAGCTTGCAAGAGGTGCAACGGAACGACCACATCGTCATCGGCTTCAGGCCATTCACCCAAAACACGCACACGATAAATATTGCTGTCCTCCCCATACTTCATTTTCATATCATCTATGAAATTGTCGCTGACCTGACTGCTATCAGCAGAGGCCACCTTCATGGTAAACCATCTCTCTCTCATCTTGTTGAAGGCTTCGTAGAAATATCCAGATGTACGGGTCGGGTTGCCCGTCATAACGGTCTTGGCACCCTCTGTAGACATAGCACCTTCACCAACCTCAAAGATGATATCGTCCACACCAGATGCCTCATCAATCAGAAACAGCATGTTGGGTGAGTGAAAACCTTGCAACGCCTCTGGAGTCTCTCGGCGCGCAGTACGGGCAACGGCAAAACTGTCGTGCCCTGTAAGCTCAACTTTGTCAGACTTCACTTCTATCAAATCTTTCAGGCCGTCTGGCATACGGCGATGCCACTTTGCAACCTCTGCCCATAAAATGTCTGACAACTGACTAGCAGTGTTGGCAGTACATGCTATCCGACTAGGGGAGCGTGTCAATACCCACCAGAGTATCAACCACGAAAGAAATGCAGTCTTGCCGATACCGTGACCAGAGCGGATGGCTACACGGTCATTATCTCTCACAGCACACAGAGCCTTGCGCTGCCACTCCTCTGGCTTGGCTTGCAGGATGGACTCAACAAACAAAACAGGGTCAAGGGCTATTGCAAGCAACAACTCCTCTACGTTTAATTTTTTATCACTCATAACTTCTCCTTGTAGGGGGGACAGGAAAGGGAAATAACCCGTCCCCCCAATCGGGAGCGACAAGGAGGAGAACGCTCAACCGAAACAAACTCTCCTCTGTGATATTTATGACACAGGTGCGGTGTTACTGGCAAGTAGTCTCACACAGAGACTTAGTAGTCTCACAGTGAGTCACTAATAAGTCAGTAATATATATAATATATCTATTATATTAGTGGCTCACACAGAGACTCGTGAATATTTCAGGAAATTTTTTGGCTAGGGTACCTTGACGTTTCTGAGGACGAAGGGGGGGGGTGTTGCAGATATGTCACACATAGGGAGGGGTATATATAATATATAACAGCCCCCGCCCGAAAATTTAAGGGGGGCTAATCGCAAACTAAAATTAGAACAATTCTAAACCTGGGGCTAACCCTCTGATTTATCTGTAAATTCTGCTTCTATTACCGTGGCGTTTTCGCTACGCTGTAGCTCTAGCGCGTCTTGTACATTGGCAAGCGCACTGGCAAGGCTATCGCTTGGCGATATCTCGGCGTTTACGTTTATGTTCTTGGGCATTAGCGTTGCCAGCAACCTAAGAGCCTCGACGGGGCGCGCTGATAATTCGTCGGCAACGGTCTGAGCGAGGGCATCATGCCCCCCGTGCTTTTGTATAGCCTTATCGAATACCGTCGCAAGCTGACTGGACAGCCTTTGCCAGCCTCCACCTTGCCCGCCATTCTTATAAGGTTTTCGCCCCCGGGTCTCTTTAATAGCTTTTGTCATACTTTAATTGTCCATCCTTTTGTTACCGTTGCAAAAATACCACACATAAAAAAAACGTAAAGCCCTGTTATTTTTTTCTTGTAATGATGCCCGTCTTGCATTACTTAAAGGATTAGTCGCAATAAAGCGGCAAACAGAAAAAGGGAATTTTCAAATGACTAAAACCAAAGACGCGATGCAAGCCGTTGCAAACGAAATAATCGATTTGATGCGTGAACATGGCACCGATTGGGCAAAGCCTTGGACAAGTAAGGGCGTGGCCTATAACCTTGTATCGGGAAAGCCTTATAGAGGTATGAATAGCTTTTACCTTGGCGCGTTAACTTGCGCCCGTGGTTACGACCACAACGCTTGGGCAACCTTTAAGCAATGGACAAGCAAGGGCGCGAAAATTCGCAAGGGCGAAAAAGCAAGCGATATTTTCTTTTTTAGTATGATTGAAAAAGACAATAAAGAAACGGGCAAAAAAGAGCGTTTCGGCATGTGGAGATATTTTAAGGTTTTTAATGTCGCGCAAGTGGAAGGCTACGAAATGCCAAAACAAGAAAAGCAGGCCGATATTGTGCCCGTCGAATTTGCCGAAAATTTCGTAAAAAATACGGGCGCGCAAATCCGCGAAAATGATGGTCGCGCATTTTATCACCCGACGCTGGACTATATCGGTATGCCAGCGCGTGACACGTTCAAAAGCGCAACGGGTTATTATTCAACCCTGCTTCATGAATTGACACACTGGACGGGTCACGAAACACGTTGCAAGCGTGACCTGCAAAATAGTTTCGGGTCGGAAAAATACGCACGAGAAGAATTAGTCGCGGAGTGTGGTGCGGCTTTGCTTTGCATGTCATTAGGGGTCGAGAAGCAACCGACCCCCGACCATGCAAAATACCTCAATAGCTGGATGCAAGCCATTGCAGACGACTATAAGGCTATCTATAGCGCAATGTCGCAAGCGCAAAAAGCGGTTGACTATTTAGAGGGATTGCAAGCCGAACAAGCTATAGCTGCAGAATAATCAGCGTTATAGGGTGCCCATGTGGTGCCCTATAATACGGGTTATTTTGCCCGAATATGCAAAGGGGAAAGACATGTTTACACAATTTACGCAAACAAGCCGCAATCGAAAAACGGGCGCAATATCAACCACCATGACCAGTGCAAAGTCATGCCCTAATGACTGCCCTTTAAAGGGCGCGGGTTGCTATGCCGATGGCGGCGCAACCGCTATAAATTGGCGCAAAATTACGGGCGGCGAAATGGGCTTGCAATGGCAAGAATTTATCGGCGCGGTTAAAACAAAAATAATAAAGGGCGCGTTGTGGCGGCATAACGTGGCAGGCGATTTGCAAAGCGACGGGGTGACAATTGACGCGCCAAAACTTGCCGAATTGACAAAAGCAAACAAGGGCAAGCGCGGGTTTACATATACGCACCACAACACGCTAAACCACGCCGAAAACCGCGAAGCGGTACGGGCGGCAAACGCTGGCGGCTTTACCGTCAATTTGTCAGCTAATAACCTAGCCCATGCCGACGCATTGGCGGCGCAAGATATTGCGCCCGTTGTGTCGGTATTGCCCGCCGAATACGGGCGCGGCAAAAAGGAAAGCTTGCAAGAATACAAGGCGCGAGTTTCTCAATTGCCTAAACAAACACCTAAAGGGCGGCGCGTTACCGTTTGCCCTGCTACGTTTATTGACGTTGTCAATTGCGCCAATTGTGGCCTATGTCAAAACCAAAACCGCAGGGCTATAATCGGCTTTCCTGCTCATGGTTTTAGAACGAAAAAAGCCGATACAATTGCGAAGGGAAATTAAAGCAATGACAAGGGATGAAGTACAACACGGGCAAGGCTGGCATGACGCTAGGCGCGAGCATGAAGCGGGTGAATTAGATATAACGCTGGCGGTTGATAGTTTTAAGTTTGACCCGCCCGATAGCCCATATCAGCGCGGGTTTTTGGATTATGTGCGGTTTATGCAAATTAGAAACACCCGAACACACAACCCTAAGTTTTGCTAATTTTAAGGAAGGATAAGACAGTGAAAAATATTTATTCAATTTGTTTTTTATATTTGGGCTTTGCTTTTGTCGGACTGGCTATCGCAGGTCTGGAAGGTATCGCCCCGATATCAGACCACACAAGCAATGGGATGGGCTATTTGGGCACCACCCTGCTTGTGGTTGGATTAGTGAAATTTTGGAAAGGATAAACAATGACAAATTTAACATATGAACAGCAAGTCATTTTGGACATTGTGAAGGAAGGAAACGGGAAAGCCGCCTTTTATACAAGCGAATATGGAATGGATAGGTACGGAAATAACATTTTTGAGTATTTCAGGAAGCATTGCAAAGACAATGGGATTAAATGTTCCACTGCAAAAAGCCAGCCCATACAAGGCTTAATTAGGCGCGGATTGCTTGAAAAGGTTGATAGCACATGGCGTGCTGTTATCGTGAAATTACCAGAAAACGGGGAAGGATAAACAATGTTTATAGTTTTTGCAATTATGCTTAGTTTGTTTTTATTTATCGCCATTTATGGCGGGGCGCATTTATACGTACACAAAACGTCACGCCCCCCAAAAGTGACCGTGCGGCTTATAACAAATTGTGGCGGGAGAAACATAGGCCACTGGCTATATGATGAACACCATATAGACCAACCCGCATATCTGCGGAGACAACAAAACACATAAGACGTTTTCCCTTTACGTCTTATCGGGGCGGCCTTCGGGTCGCCCCTTTTTATTGCATAGCCCTTAAAAGCCCTCACAGGCACCTTACAGGCGTTTTTATAAATCGCCTAGGTCTGGTATATCGTCACCCCTGTTTGCCTCTGTAAGACGCTCTAAAGCCTTTTGAGGTATCTTTAATAGCATGTTGCCAATATTGACAGGCAGGGCACCCGAATCTATTTCGGCTTGTGTTTTGGTGATTGCCGCCCGTGCGCCTTCGACCGTCCAGTTTCCACCCTTTGTGCGAATATCATCGGCCTGTTGCTGCCCTTGCGGGATATAGCTTGCAGGTGTTCTATTTCTCTGGTGGTGTTCACGCGCCACTTGTTTCGAGTGTTTCACGATTAAATTAAGCGGGAACCAATAGCGGCTAGTGTGTTCGCCAATTACGCCCCGCCATATTTTACGCAGATATTCTGTATATAATTCGCTGTTAATATCGCTGGGCATATTGCTGTTTATGGCTTCGCAAATTTCCTGAAGGTATAGCTTCGCGCCCTCTGGATTGTCTCTAAGCGCAACGTGTGGCGCGTATAGTGTCGCCATGTTCGCCGCGAATTTTGTGCGACATAGGCTCATTCGGCCTTCATAATCCATTTTACTTTGTGTCATTTTTCCCTTCCAATGCTTTCTTTGCCAAGTCTAAAAACGGGTCTTGTTTTGTTTCGTTGTCTCCCTGTGAGTCACTAATATGACTAGATATATTATTGATAGGTTCTTGACTTATTAGTGGCTCACCCTGAGACACTTTAGTCTCACACAGAGACTGTTTAGTCTCGGCCTGAGACAACAAGAGATGATATAAATTGCTTGTGTTTTTGCCCGTGCCCCACCTGCGCCTAACTCGAATAAAGCCATGCTTTTCAAGGTAGCCTATCTTGCGGTACACCGATGCCTTGCTCAGTCCCGTCACTACCATCAAGCGTGCGGCTGATGGATAGCACGAACCGCGCTCGTCTGCGTGACGGGCAATAGCCAACAAAACCAGCTTGGCTTGTGGGTCTGCCACGGGTGCATCGAAGGCACTTTCGACCAGCCTGAAACTCATACAAGCCACTCACGCATCACACTGCAAGCATCCTCCAGCGTGGTGAATGTCACGGGTATCATGGCATTGCCAGAAACAGGCCAAGAATATTGGTCTGAACGCCCGACCGCCCACTCGCTGTTGACCGCAAAAATAGGCAGCGTCACCCGTATTGGAAGCCTGTCGTATTTCCAAATTAAAACTGGTATCATATTCATTTTTTCGGCAGCGCGATTGCACTGCTCCAGCCAGTCTTTCTGGTACCAACTGCCTTTTGCATAACGCTTACACTCAATACAGAACGGCTCCAAAGTTATGTCGGGAAGGTCTACCTCTTGGAATTGAGACAGGTTGCGGCGCACGCTTTGTGATACCAAAGCATCGCCCAAAATTTCCCGAAGTTCCGCTATGCAAGTTCTTTCAAAAGCGGCACCCTTGTCTCTGCTACGCTTCGACATTTTCGGCACTTGGCACAAAGTCGTTTGCGGTAATAGCGCCCTCAGTCGCCTGAGTTATGAGCGGTATGTGCCCCCAGTCTGGGCGAGTCTCGCCAGTCATCCACCTAAAGGCGCACGATTGCGTGACGTTGCAACGTCGCCCCAACTCATAGCTTGATATGCCTTTGAGTTCACACCACTCACCAAGTTTCGTATTTTGATAAGACATCTGTTTCTCCTTCTTTCAGATGCACCAGACGTATCATCCCGTGAAAGCATTGTCAAGGCTGCAAAAAGATGCTAGAACTGCATCTGCAAGGAATCAAGGAGAACACCATGACGTTAATCAAATGGCCTCTACGGGCTGGGCAGGTGAAGGACTACACCAACCTAGTCCTCAACGGTTACACGCCGACAGACATAGATTTTATCTATGACCTTAAGGGTAAAAAGTATGTGCTGGGTGAACTCAAGGGCGTTGGGGCATCCATGCCCGAAGGCCAGCGAAGGATGCTTCGCTACCTAATCCAAAACCTAGTCGCCGCAGGCTGTGAGGTGTGCCTGATGGTGGCAGAACACGACACCAACCCAAGCCAGCACATTGACGTTGGAAACTGCATCATAACGAAATGCACGACTGTTCGTGACGGAGTGACCAGCGAGAGCATGTATATCGGCATGAGGGTGGTTGATGCGTGTAATGAATTTCTGGGTCTGGACGACCAATGAAAGAAATGTATTGACTATCCACTTTGCATGTGCATTATGTGGACAAGGAGAAAAGGGAATGAGAGAAAAACTACAGGCAAACATCGCCGCAATTGGGCTTACGCATGGCTCTCCAAGCCAGTACGAGAAGCCTATCTGTCTACGCCTGTTTGAGTACGTTTACCTCAAAGACGAGCGTAAGAATATCCCTACCAATGTTCCAGCAATTGCTGGTGGCTCCGCTCACGATGCCATACAGGGCATCCTGTGTGATGGTCTTGCGCCAGAGGATGCCATACAGGTGGCTCAGAAGCGTATATCAGAACACGCCCCCACCGATGATAATGACGAGATAAAGCGTGACAGATACGTTGAGGACGTTGAGGCTATGGTCGCCAATGGCACTGAGGGTTGTTTAAGCCTGACGAGTGGCTGGTTCAATGAAGCAATGACTGCTGAAGAGCAAATTACAGTAGAGCATCCAAAGCTGACCATGCCGATTATCGGCTTTGTCGATTTGACTGGTGACTTTGAGTTTATCGAAATCAAGACCAAGTGGAACGGTCTTGGCATGGAAAGAAAAGATGGAAGCCGTGGTGTGCGGAAGGTGAAGCTACCAGAGGTGCCTCAGCCAGAGCATGTAAGACAGGTGGCTGTGTACAGCGCGGCAACAGGCAAGAAAGCCAATCTGGTGTATGCCACCACGGAAGGCTATGTGACCTTCAACTCAGATAACTGTGACCTTCTATCTGATGCGTCACTCAACCACCATTTTAACCAGATTCTGCACAATGCGATTGTGTGGGAGAATCTGCTGTCCATCAGCAGTGACCCGAATGTCCTGAAGTATTGGATACAACCAAACTGGGACGACTTTCGCTGGCGGTTTATGCCAGATGATTACCTACAACAAGCGAAGGAGTTGTTTAAGATATAATGGAAAATCTAGCAAAAGCATTGAGCGCGGCACAGGGTGAGTTTAGCACTGTACCGCAGACGGGACTCAACCCGTTTCATAAATCAAAGTACAGCACGATGGAAGATTATGTGAACTCTGCCAAGCCAGTGTTGGCAAAGCATGGCCTGTCTATCTCTCAATCACCCAACTTGGTTGATGGTCAGTTTGTCTTGACCACCATCCTGATGCACGAAAGTGGCGAACACATCGCATCAAACCAGCCCATCTTTTCTGCCAAACAAGACGCGCAGTCTATGGGCAGTGCCATCACCTACGCACGGCGTTACGCATACGGCGCAGTGCTGGGCATGGCATCTGGCGATTACGATGATGACGGAAACGCCGCAACGAAACTTGAAAAGGGAGCCTCGACGGAGACTCCCAAGACCCCGAAGTCTAGCCCTCCCAAGCCTTCGGGGTCGCCTAATAAGACCATTGAGGAGCGTGTAAACGCTACGCCTGACCTTGCTGGTTTGAACGCCCTGTATACAGAGGTGAAAGAAGAACTACAGGCAATGAAGAAGGGGGAGCAAGACAGCACTGTTGCCTTGTTTGCCAAACGTAAGGCTGAAATCGGAAAGGAAACGAAATGAGCCAGAAATACGACAACAGAGGCCAGATATCTCTCTGGTTAAATGAGAAGTACGAAGTGGGTGGGAAGTACCCCAAGTACAAAGGGTCTGTCATCCTGATGGATGGCTCTTCCAGAGAGGTAGCTCTGTGGGAAAACGACAGCGACAACCCCAAGGCTCCAGCCTTGAAGGGCAAGCATGAAGAGAAGAAGGAACGCGCAGAGGCCGCTCCTGAAGCTCTTGATGACGAAATCCCGTTTTAGGAGTATTGAAGATGAGCGGGACAGCCTACAAATGCGGTAAGTGTGATGGGCACGGAGTCCTGCTCATCAACATTTCATCAGATGGAGAGGGAGACTCTTACATCGAAAAGCCCTGCCCCCACTGCGATGGGACAGGTTATGTATCAAAGGCACAGCTAATGGATAATGAACCAGATATAAAAGTAAGGGAACCAGAACTGATTGCCATACCAATGAACGGCGCAATGCGTGTTTATGTGAATGGCAAGACGTATCAACGCCCAATGTCCTCACGGCAGCTATACAAGCTGGCGCACTACGCGCTGAGTGTTGCAATGGACACTGAGGCTTATGAGAAGGAAAACAAACAATGACAAGTAAAAAAGATTTTACAGTATGTGTTGCCTACGAAGAGGGCTTCCAATTTAACGTTAGAGCGGCAAGTGAGTTAGAGGCAGAAAAAATAGCTATGGAACTTGTTGAAGAACATTCAAACGATTTGCCAGAAAATTATCGTACAGATGTCGTTCACCGCGATTTTTTTGTAACCGATACAAAGCAAAACGGGGCGTGAACAATGAAAGTAAATGTTGAGGTAAAAGTAAACATGAAGGGTGATGACGGTCAGGAAGTCTTCTACGATGATGAGGATATTGTCTCTGTAGCTTCTGTCATAAAGGCTGTCGGTGATGTCTTCATGGTGGACGAGTCTACGTTGAAAAGCAAACGCCGCCCAGCCTATGTAGCACGGGCACGGCAAGCCATGTACTACCTGTGCTGGCTCAAGACTAGAAGCAGTCTGCCCCGCATTGGTGAGATGGTTGAACGCGACCACACGACTGTACTGTGGGGACGCAACAGGTGCATACAACTTATGCGCCAGAACGATATGTATAAAGACATGGTAATGATGGCAAAGGAGCTTGCAGAGCAATATGAAGCAGAAAAAAAGAGAGAGGCTAGAGAAGGTGCTGAAGAGATTAAACGAAAAATCCAAGAAGCACTGGAAGAGAGAAGCAGAGACTTGGAGGAACCGTGCTTTGCAAGCGGAGTGGAAGCTGTTGGAAATCTCGTCTGTCCCGAAGGATAGTCAGGGATGGCTAAAACTAAGAAAGCAAAAGGCAAGAGAGGCTCTCGCAAAACTATTAGACGAGACAGATGCCAAGGATGTGGGCAAGGAGTAGATATAGATGGACACGATTGGGCAGTTTTTTACAAGGATGGGGCATATCATACAGCACATTACTCGTGTGGATTACAACTTTGGCGGTCAAACGACATCCCTGACTTCGGAGAACTCTGAAGACTTGGAAGAGATGTACTCTAGGCTGGATGATTTGACTGTCGAGATAGAGTACATTGAAGAGAACTGCAATATGTACCAGCAAGACGGTCAATGGCGTATCCAAGGATATGCCCTTGAGCAGAAATACGAAACCCTCTGCATAGAGCAAGAGGAGCTTCTGAAATCCCTAGAGAGATTGGAGAGTGAGCGTGAGTGAGATAGACGATATAACCTTGGTGTACCTGAGAGGCTCTCCAGACGATAACTTGGCAGCAGAGATTTGCGTCAAGGATGGGGTGAACTATACAGTAGTAGGGATGTCCGAAAGGGCACTGTATAATCTAGCAAAAGAAGCTGTCCACCTACTTGGTCAGCGTAAGTTTTTTAACAAGGGGAAATGATATGGACTTAATTAAGATACTGGACATGCACACAGACACGGTGCTGAAGCAGACAAAGGCTTTGCAGGAGTTGAACGAAACACGCGAAGGCTTTGACGCAATGAAGAACGAAAAGGTCAAAGAAAGCCTTGCAGACAGCACAAGCATACTGTCTCAGGTTTTGCAGTCTTTGGAAGATTAAGGAATCAGGGTGGCTGTTATTTCTTTGGCGGTGAGTAAGTGCGTCGCTTGACAGCCTAAATCGTTAGTCAGACTTCTGCCCTAGCATGGTTAACTATAGGGGTCTGATGTACGCAAACCTGAACAGCCTTAAAGCATTGACAGGAAATTTAGGCGACACTTACGACTTCTTACGGAGTCTGGCAGTTTTCTTCGCAATCTTCTTGGGTTGCTTAGAGAACTGCTTTCCTTTTTTCATATCACGCCGCTTCTTGGCAGACGTAGCAAGATACTCAGCCGCAGACAGCTTCTGTCGTGTCCTCTTGGGCAGATAACGCTCACCAGTAGCCTTCTTGCCCTGCACAGAGGGCTTGCCAGACTTGGTGCCCCACTCCTCTTTAGTCCACTTGGAAAGGCTCTTCTGCTTCTTACCCTTGCCGCCACGATAGCCACCGCCAGCCGCCTTGTATTGCTGTGCCAGCATCTGAGCCTTACGCGCAGACCACTGCCCAGCCTTACCACCCTTGCTGCCAGCCATAATCTTGTTTTTCAGGCGTTCTCGCAGCTTCGGCTTGGTATATTTACTCTTCTCAGCCATTGCCTAGCCCTAATGTGTAAGACTTGCCATCATAGCTCAATGATGCGTTGCGATTGTCTGCTCTGTTCTTGTAGCTACAATGCACCCAACCGCTCTGAGGGTCTTCAGGGTTATGGAACTCAAGGATAATCTGGTCAAAGCTGAGATTGTCCTGCACCCACTTGGCGACCTCATAGTTGGACACACCAATCACCTCAAAGTCTGCCGCCTCGCCTTTCGCGTGTTGGCTTGTCGTCTTACTGCCGATAGCCTCACACAGAGATGGGCTTCTGTAGCCGCTAGAGATGATTACAGGGCGACCAAAGCGTTTCCTGACAGGCTCTAGCACATTATCACAGAGAGCCTTCATAGAGGCTTTGTGTTCTTCTGAGGGGCTGTTGTCTATGCCAAGTCGCGTGGCGGTCTGACTCTTTGTCATCTCACCCAGCGTGAAATGCTCAGATAAGCGATTGCTCATTGTCACTTTCCCCGCAAGCTCATCAGTTTGTCTGCCCCCTTGATGCCGAAGCTGGCAGAGATAGCGATGAACAGAAGATATTGATACCAGTCAGGCAAGCTCTCAAGGATTACGAAAGCCTCTCGCACACCCTCCCGCGTCGGTTCATAAAGCGCGAAGGGCAGGGGCAATAATAGCACCACAAGGGCAAGCTCGTCTTTCCATGAGTCTTTGGTCGAGTCTGCCATAGTGTTCTCCCACTGTTGCGTTCCTTCCGCGACTCTTTTTGATACTTCCGCACGTGCCTCTGCATCCGCGACACGCGCTCGTGACTTTGCTTTCGTTTCCTGTACTTTACCATCTACCCAATTCCCAGCTATACCAGCAACGGCAGTCAATAAGTTAATCATCGCCTCTTTTTAACCTCTGTAAAAGCCCGTCTTATCTGGGCGTTTTCATCCACCTCAAACTCACAACAAGAAACTTTCGTCTTTTTCTTTGTTATGGTTCTGACGCATCTTACCACAATGCGCCTCGCGTCCAAAGCCACATAACAGATTATGTCTGCATCATCATCTGTAATGATGCGCTTCTGCCTACTCCCACGGGATGTCATAAAGTTGTATCGTCTGCTTTTTCCGTCCTGACTAGAAGCGGCCTTGACCTCAACCCTGTAGCTGTTGCTGTCATCATCCAGAACGATAAGGTCAAAGCCTTCATGGTTCACTAAGGCCGTTTTATAACCAAAGCTCTCAAATATAGCTTGAGCCAGAAGCTCCCCCACTTTGCCGATTTGAACGGCTCCCCTCACGATACGTCCTATACAGATGAAGTTATATGTCAGTCATTAAAAACACCAACAGAAGTAAGAAGAAGATGCCGATACCACCAACAACAGAACCCGCAATCATCATCATTTCTTTGCGCTCCTGCTGACGTTTGCGGAGTATGCGCTTCTGTTCGGCAATGCGTTCTTTCTCTTCCCTGATAGCCTTGTTGCGCTCTGCAATAATTTGCTGAAAAGTACCGTGCCCGAAGCGGTGATTGATGAGTGTTCGCATCTCTTGCATAGCTTCGGCAGCAAGTTTGGCATCTATGACTTTAGATGCGGCATCCTTTGTTTGCCCCAGCATAGATTTGTCAGAAAAACGCTCTTTTTGCACCTGTTTTTCACCAGCAAAAAGCCCATCTAAGGCACCAGCAATGTCCTTGATGTCGTTGGCTGTGGAGATATTCGATTTGATAAAATCTACAGACTTCTGAACTAAAGCTATTCCAGTAAGGGCGGCACTAATCGGTTCCATTGCTGCGTTCTCGCAATGCTTGCCAAATACGAATCCCTACCAAAACAAGACCACCGCACATGACCAAAAGCTCGACCCAAGCAGTCGCGCTAGTCACCCACATTGGGGCACTAATTGCTCCAGCACCAATAGCTATGTCTTGTACGGTCTTGCTTTCCATTAGTCTGCGTCCTGTATGGTAAGTGTGCCAGCTTCTACTTGGCGCATGATTTCGGCGTAGTGGCGGTTGGTTGGGTCGAGTGGT